TTATTGAGCGGGAACAGCCACTTCAACGCGGCGCGGGCGTTCGCCATCACGGCCCGGCACCAGCACGACGATGACGCACATGGGACGACCATTTTGCGTCGTGGCGGTTGCCTTGGCCAGCTGGCCACCCTGCTGGGCAGCCACCTGTTCGCCGACCGCGGCGCAATCACCGGCGGCAGCGACAATGAGATTGGACTTCTGCGGCACCGTCATCGGCAATGCACCGGCACTGACCGGCAGCAAGCCAATACTAACCGCGAGAAGCGCGAAAACTTTGAGAGCAGGGTTCTGTTTCATCATGCCGCCTTATATAGCGCCCAACAGCTGAATGATGCATGAACAACCAAACCTCTTGCGGGCCCAAAGGAAAAATCAGCCTCTGACTATCACGGTTTGTGTAATTATGAAATGCGCGATGTTGCCCCGATGCGCCCGATAATCGTAACAATTCCGGCAATTGCGGTCGCCAGTTGCAGCAGAACATCCGTTAGCGCGCCTTGATCGATCAGATCGGTTGCCACACCGAAAACACCGGCAAGCGAGAGAAAAAGCGCGACGAGACCAGCCCAGACCGTGCGCGAAAGATACCATGATTTATCTGCGTTCATGTTTTTTCCTGTCAGTTGATCATTGCCGGAACGTCGAGACACGCAAAATCGCCCGGTCCGCTCTTTGCGCCGATCATTGCAACCCGAAACTGGAAAGCAGCCCCGAATGCCGCATTGCCAAGATCAGCTTGCCTTTCCGCCGCGCCGTAAATCCATGAAGGCGCCAATGCCTGGCTGGCTCGCACCAGCGTGTCGCTCCGCCAGATTTCGATGCGGTAGGCCTCGCGTTCTTCGTCAAGCGGAATATCTTCGCCAAACCAGTTATCGGGCCAACCGTCGGCATCGATCCGCCCGCGCCTGATCCAGTTGAAGGACAGGTCGCCATTCGCCAGCCGTTCCACTTTCAAATGGACGGGGCTGAGCGGACGCAAGCCCCGCAGACCGCCGCTCGACCGGACCGTATCGAAAAACTCGTCCGAAAAGACCTTGCCGGATGTTCCGACACGCCAGTTCAGCTCAAGCCCGATTTCGGAGACCTGCAAACCGACTGGCACAACCGCGCCGTCCAGCAATATGAAGGGTGTTTCGGCGTCCTTCGCGACCGATGCGGCCGGTTCCGTCCCCAATTGTCCGCGCAAAAGGCGCGTCAGTTTCCAGCGATTCTGACCGATTTCCTCAGCCTCCAGAAACTGGAACACCTCCCATTCGCCGTTCGGTGCGCGCAGCAGGCCCGTATTGGCTCCGTTCAGTATCTGCGTCATTGGCCGCGATTGCAGCTCGCCTGCATAAAGCGCAACCTCAACCGACTGCCCCTCTATCAGGCGTCCGCTGGGAGCGCCTTCCAGCGGCGCGGTCAGTTCGCCCATGATTGCACGATCCTGCACGATGATGCGCTCCGCAAAGCCGTCATCTGAAGGTGACGCGAACACAGCCGCGCCGCGCCACGGCCTTGCATGACAGGCAATGCGGAATTGTCCGGCAGGCTCCTCCGCGCCCGGCCAGAGCGGCAGGTCGATCAGATGAAAGATCGGCTTCATATCGAGAGCTGGACCGCCGCCGGGACTGGTCGGCGTTTTGCCGTGATCGGCAAAGGCGATGTTCGGCGCCAGCGCCACAGCGCGGACAGTACGAACCTCTCCGTCATCCAGTCCTGTCACGACATAATTGCGCTCGCCGCCCACGATTCCGAGCCGCACGCGGTCGCCGACATGAAGGGCTGCCATCGACCATGGCAGCGCGAAATCCACCGAGCGCCGCTCTGCGTAGCGCCGCGCCATCCAGGCTTCGGCGAGCGCTGTTGCCTGCCCCTGTTCCATGACGCCGGAGAGGCTCAACGTTTCCGTGCCTTGCCCCTCCACACGGCGCACCGAAGCCCCGGCAATCTGGAAATCCCGCAGCGGATCGTTGCAGTAAAGCTCTGCCACGGAGGGCAGATCGCCCCGGTCTTCGAGCGTGATTGTGAGCGCCTCCCGGTCATCCGGTTGGACGAAATCGGACAGTTGGAGCGCCGCCCCCGCACGGGTGATGCTTTTGAACACGAAACGCCCGGCCTGCTCATAGCCATGAACGCCAAAGGCATTCAAAAGCGGTTCCAGCACGCCCCGCGCACTCGCTGGCTCGCTGATGACGAAACCGGAAAGACAACCGTCTGCGCCAGCGCAATCCGCTTCCGGCAAGCCAAAATCCTTGAGGATGCCCGCAATCAACTCGTCCAGCGCCACACCGCTGATGCGCCCGTTCAGCCAATGGCCAAGACGCCAGTTTTCCGTATCGCCCCAGATATCGGCAGCAAGCGGAAACTCCGGAAACGGCCTCGTATCCCATGACCACAAGTAGATGCGGTCCATATCCAGCATCGGCCCGCCATAGAGCGGGGAAACGGGATTATTGTCCTGCCAGTGGCGGTAATGCGCGCGCAGAAAGCGGTCCATGCCGATATCGGCGCGTGAGCCGTTTGAAAAATACGGCGTCGCATTTTCTGACGATTTTGGATCGGGAAAGACATTGGGCTGGTTCGGCCCCTTGTCGACGGCGGGACAGCCAAGCTCCGTGAACCAGAACGGCTTCGACTGCGGTATCCACGCCGTCGGTTGCGCAGCTTCGGCCCCTGCGATGCGGTTATAATGCCGGTTGCTCCACCAGCCTTCGAGGTCCTTGTAGCGATAGACCCATGGCTTGCCCGCCAGACCGTCCGAAATGGGCGAACGCCTGCGGGTCTCGCGGTCATCGGCATTTGCGTAATACCAGTCATAGCCCTCGCCGGATGACACCTGACCTGCAAGCCCATCCAGATCATAGGCCGTCGCGAACCCGTCCGGGTTGCCCTTGTCGAGATCGCTGTCACGCCAGTCGGCAAGCGGCATATAATTGTCGATGCCGATGGCATCGATGGCGGGATGAGCCCAGAGCGGGTCGAGATTGAAGAACAGGTCGCCGCTGCCATCCTGCGCCTGATAGCCGAAATATTCCGACCAGTCCGCGCCATAGGTGATCTTGCAACCATTGCCGAGCTTTGCCCGCATTTCGGCGGCAAGCGTGCAAAGATGCGCGACGAAGGGAAAGCTGTCCTGTCCGTCGCGGATGCTGGTCAGCCCGCGCAGCTCCGACCCGAGGAGAAAGGCGTCCACGCCACCGGCTTGGCTGGCCAGACCGGCGCAATGGTTGAGAAAGCGGCGATAGCCCCATTGTCCCTCGACAAAGGCTCGCACCTGTTCGCCAGCAGCAGGCGTCTTGTCCGGCGAACCGGCGACACCGATGGCAGGATGACAGGTAATGCGCCCGCGCCACGGATAGGCGGGCTGGCCAGTGCCGCCATAGGGCGACGGCAGTTGATTGCCTTCCGGCACATCCATCATGATGAAAGGGTATAAAGTTACCTTCAGCCCACGCGCTTTCGCATCGCGAATGGCGGCAATCACGCTTTGATCGGATGGCGTTCCGCCATAGGCCGCGCCCTCGCCGCTTGTGGAGATAAGATGTGCGTCGGCCCGCGCTACATTTTCCACTTTCCAGACACGGCTTGGCTTGCGGGCTGAAAGCGCGGTCACACCGGGGCGAATGCGGCAGGAACCGGCGCGCAGATCATCGCCGAACCATGGCAGCACAATCGCGACATGGCGCAAGTTCGGGCAAAGCGCCTGCAACTCATCCATCGAAGCCGCCCAGTCGCTGCGGGCGCGCAGAATATTGCGGTTGATCCAGCGCTTCTGACCGGCAAGCGGTTCGTCGCTCACCGGATCGGGCGACAGCCCGAATTCCGTCGAGCCGGGGATCAGCGCCACTGCCCGGATGGCCCCTGCAACCTTGCCGACGGGCCGCATCACCTCGAACTGGAACTGCGGCAGGCGGTTGCCGAACCGGTCGAGCGGGATGCGCTCAAACACCACATAGGCCGTGCCGCGATAGGCGGGCGCATTACCCGCCCCCTGCTTTGCCTCGATCAGCGGATCGGGAGCCTGTGTCTGCGTGCCGCGATAGATCCGCATCTCGATCTCGGTGAGATCGAGTTCCTGCCCATCGGCCCATATGCGGCGAATGCCTGCAATCGCGCCTTCGGCGACCGCATAGGCGGCATTGCCGAAATAGCTGTAGTTCGTGACTTTCGGCCCACCCTTGCCGCCCTGACGCTCCGTTGTCTTCCGTTCCTCGAAACGGGTCGCCCAGATGAGCGTGCCTGAAACCCGGACCGTGCCATAGACGAAGGGCAGAGCCGCCCCCTCTTCCGCCGTGGCGACACGTCCGCCGTTCAGGCGCGCGCCCTCGACATGACGTGTGGAATTGATGAGCGCATTGTCGATGGCATAGCCGCCCATCGCGCCAAGACCGGCGCCGATAGCGGCACCGACAGGACCGAAGATGCCGCCGACCGCAGCACCCACCGCCTGCAAAACAATTGTGGCCATGAATCAGATTTTCCGTTCGGGAAAGATGAAAATTCCAGCGATACGATTGCGCCATTGCGGCACCAGCGCCGACGCCATTACGCGATGGCCCTGATAGGCATGGATGAAACGGTTATCCTGCGCCATGATGCCTAGATGCTTGGCCGCAAGCCCTGCCCGCCAGCGAAACACGACAAGATCGCCCGGCATTGGCACAGACGAATCCCGCTGGATCATATGGCGAGACGCTGCTTCCAGCATGGGATCGCCGGTCGAAACTTCGGCCCAGTCGGGCGCATAGATGCCGGGGGCTTCCGGCTCGCAGCCGTAAAGCGCTCGCCACACACCGCGCACAAGACCAAGGCAATCGCAACTCACTCCCAACGTGGATGCGCCGTGGCGATAGGGCGTGCCGATCCACCGTTCCGCCTCAGACAGAACCTCGTCAGCCGTCGTCATGATACGAGCGCGCTCCCGTCATATTCACCACCACCGTTGACATAGGCATAGGCCGCGTCATTGCCCGGCAGATGCGGGAAACCGCGAAAATTGAGGCTGTTGCCGAACTTGCCCTTGCAGGTCGCAAAGCTCTTGTCGCAACCGGCAATGATGCGAAATGAATCGCCTTCTCCGACAGGCAGCACCGGCGGTTCGGCAAGCCTGAGAACCTGCCCGGCATGAACAGTCACGCGAACGCTCCGACCGGCATTCGCGCCGCTGGACCAGCTGAGCATCCCTCCTGAAAACCAGCCGGTAGCAAAGTTGTCCAGATGCGTCACTGTCAGGCTCGCACCATCCGTCGCCAGCGCTGTTCCTTCCGCAAAGTAACGGGAATCGTTGATATTGATACCGCAACGGCTGTCGCCCAAATCCGCATCGCAATGGCGCAGCACGCGCCTTCCGCGAACCGCATCGAATGCCGCGGCTGCCCCTTTCAGTTCCATCACGAACCGGCTGCCGGACCGGCTGATCTTGCCAGCCGTCCAGCGGCGCAGAAGCATATGCTGTCCCGGCTTTGACCAGTTGACCAGATAGGCTTCGATGGAAGCGCCGTCATAGCGCCCCTGCTCGATATCCATGTCGCTGATCTTCGCGGATGACAGCACGCCTTCGACCTCGCCGCCCGCCACCGACAGGCCGAGCGCGGTCGAGGCTTCGCTGCTGTTCAGCCCCGTCAGGGGTTCGCAGGCAATCCCCCCCACCTGCAATGTGCGATCATGATCGGTGAAGCCCAGAACAATGCTGTCGCTTCTTCTTATAAGCCAGGCGAAGCAATGGCTTGTCACCTCGCCCTGCAAATGTGATTCAAGTTCTGGCGGCACCGGGATCATATCTTCACCTCTATGATCGGGATCGATGGGATTTCGCCCGCCTGAAATGAGGCGATGCTTGCCGTCAGGCGATCCGTATCGAAACGCACCGGCACATCGAATAGAAATCCGGCGGTAATATTCACACCCGGCGCTGGCACGTAATCCGGCGAAAATGTCACCGTTCCGGCGGCGTGATCGACCGCGAAGGCTTCGCCTTCCGGCATGGCCGCGCCATTGGCCGCGACCAGCACGGAACCCACAACGGGATGCGTGATCGGACGGTCGTAGCTCTCATAATGTTTGACGAGCTGAAAGCTGGCCTTCGCCCCATCACCGATGCCAATCCGCTGATCGGTCGCCTTGGGCGACGCGCTGCCCGCCGCGGACGAAAAGTCGAACGGGTCGCGAAACCGAAACGCATGAAGCGAGCCGCGCCGCGCTTCAAAAAAGGCCAGCACCTGCCTCAGATCGTCCAGCGAGCGCAATCCGGTTCCCGCATCGAAATGACGGCGCGAATGCGCCCATCTGGCGTTGCGTTTTTCCATGCCGGAAGTGAGCGTCACGATTTCGTTGCGCCATTCCGGGCCGCCCGTCGCCCCGAACGAAACGCCGAGCGGAAAGCGCACATCATGAAAGGCTTCAATCATGGTCTCGTTTCCTCACGCACGGTCCCGAAAACCGGTTCCCACTTTTCGGGATCATGCTCAAAGCCTCCTTGCACCGCGACGCACCGCGCCTGCCAGCATTGTCGAAAGCTGCGCTTCCGACTTGCGGAAGGACGACGCATCCGGCGACGTCATGTTGAACACGACTTGGACAGGCTTGCCGCCGCCGCCCGTCGCAACACCTAAGCGACCGTCCGCACCGCGCGCCAGCGGCAGGATGGCTTCGGCCCCCGCCTCGCCCGTCAGGCCGAGCGAACCATTGCCCATGCCGAAATAGGTGGGGCTCGACACCACCCCACCCTTGGCAAAGGGCATGATGCCGCGAATGCCGCTGAAAAGCCCGCCCATCATCGATGAGGTCAGGCTCTGCAATGGCTGCATACCCGCTGAAAGCGCAGTCCCCGCCAGACTGCTGGCGAGGCCGCGCAGCACGTCCTCCAGCCCCTTGCCGGATGTGATTGCGCCTTTCAAAGCCGAAGTCAGGCTGTTGCCGAAGCTCGACGAGCGCTTTTCGAGATCGGTCAAAGCGCGGTCGAAGGCGCTCGTATCCGCGTTGACGGATACGGTAACGGTTTCATCTGTCATCATTCACCTGTCGGGAAAGGCGCGCATCAATGTTTCAAGTGACTGGCGCGAAGGCGCGTCGAAAACCGGCGCGGCGGGGCCGAACGCGGCGTTCAGTTCACGCGGCGTCATCGACCAGAATGCCTGTGGGGTAAGCCGCAGCAGAGCGAAACCCGCCCGCATCGCCTCATCCCAGGGAAAAGGCGGCGCTTGGGGTTTCGATTCAACTGCGGCATTCAAGGGTTTGGCGCAGAATCCTTTTCAGGCGATCCGAAAGTAACCGTCAGCAGCGATGCGACGATGCGGGCAAAGCCTGCTGCCCCGCCTTCCGCTCGCATATCGGCCACGTCGTCCAGACTTACCGTATGTCCGCCGCCGCGAAGCCCGGCGCAGAGAATGCGCTGCATGTCGCGCGCCGAAAGCCGCCCCGTTGAGAAGCGCGCTGTCAAATCCGAAAGATTATCGACCTCGAATGCCGATTCCAGCTCCGCCAGCGCGCCAAGCGTCAGGCAGAGCGTCCAGTCACGGTCATCGAGCCTTGCGGCGACCTCGCCGCGATGGCGATTGACCATCACAGCGCTTCACCGAAGGTGATGAGGCTTGCCGATTCCAGCGCGATCTCGAACGTCACCTCCGCATCGTGGTTGCCGCCATATTCCAGCGCCGTTATCTGGAAAGGGCCGCTGATCGTGCCGAAATCCGGCAGGACAATCTGCCAGTCGCGGATTTCGCCCTCGAAGAATATCCTGCGAACCAGCGCATCGGATGCAGCATCCTTGAAGATGCCCGATCCGCTGACGGATGCGCGCTGCACCCCGCTGCCCGCCAGCAATTGCCGCCAACGCCCGGCGGCGTCGGCGTCCGTCACATCCACGGTTTCGGCGTTGAAGGCGATGCGCTTGGTGCGCAAGCCCGCGCAGGTTTCAAACGTGCCGTCATCGCGTGCCGTCTTGAGCAAGATGTCCTTGCCTCTTTGTGCCGCCATTCAAATCTCCCTGAAATTTAGAGCGCTTTCCGATCTGAATGAATCAGATCGACGCTCTAAATATTTGTTTTAACGCGCATCTTTTCCGAAAACCGGTTCCCACTTTTCGGGATGCACTCTAGTCTGCCGGTTCCGTCACGGCGCGATAGCGCATGGTGCCGAGATAGCTGCCGAGCCCATCGGTATTGCGCGCCAGAACCTCGGTCAGCATCAGGTTCACGACACGATGGCCGCTGACCTCAACCGGCTTTTCATCGAGCGCGGTCGCGATCTTTGCGGCGATATCCAGTACACGCTTGCGCCCGCTTTCCCTGGCCCAGATCTGAATATTGAGAAAATGCTCGCCGCCCTTTTCCGTCGACGTATCCCAATCGCGGCTGGCGGTCTCGCCAAGCGTCACATAGGGAAAAGGCGTTTTCGGCGGAACGTGATCATAGATGCGTTCCCCGCCAATCGATTCAATGAGTTCGTCATCATTCTTCAGAGTCTCAAAAAGTGCTTTCTGCAATGCTGCCGCGCCATTCCTCATGCTTGCCCCCGCCTGCATCCCTGGCTGTTGTCATGCCGGTCAAATCCGAACCCGGCGCCTGTTGAACCGCGATGGCTTCCCGAGCCGCCAGCGCCTTCCAGCGCAGCGCCCGGACAAGGCCATCGAATGTAAGTTGCATCGAAATATTCATCGCCCCTGCTCGCTCGCCAGACAGACGAGATAGCGTTCGCTCTCATCGGGATCGTGGATCGAACGCAGCGCAAATATCCGTCCCGCCTTGCGCAAGCGCATCGCGGTCGAAATGTCCGGGCGGAAGCGCAGCAGGATGCGGTGCGTCACTTCCGGCTGCGGGCGTGTACCGAAATCCTTCTGCGATGTGGAAAGCGGCTCGATCCGCCCCCAGACCATGCCGATCTCGGACCATGTCTCATCATAGCCGCCCATGCCATCCGCCACCGGCTGCATCGCCTCCAGCACCAGCTCGGATGTGAGCTGGCCCGGATCGATGAAAAGCACATTGTTCATAGGGACACCCGCTTCCAGCTATCGATCATCTGGCCGATGACCGGCGGGAAAGAACGCTGCGCGGCATCCGCGTCAACCCCGGCGCGCGATTCGTAAAGATGCGCGACAAGCGTCAGGATTGCATGTTTGAGAGCATCCGGAACCTCGACGCCGCTTTCCCCGAAACCGGCCACGAAATCGACTTCCAGACCTACAAATTCGGCTGCATCCGGGTATTGCGCCATATAAAGACGCTGCGGCCTGCGGCCATGGTGCAGGACGAATTCTTCCGGCGCAAAGCTGATTGCGGTTCCATCGGGCCGATAAGCCACCACGGCTTCCACCGATTTGACGGGATATTTGAACAGGGCGAGGCGTCCGGAGCGCGGCCAGCGGTCAACCCGCAGTCGCCAGGTCTGGTCGATCAGCGACAGGCCGGTTTCAGTCTCGACGATTTCTCGGGCAGTCGCGATGAGACGATGCAGAATGTCGTCTTCGCTGTCGGTGGAAATTCGTAAAAATGCGCGCACGTCGGCTATCGTCACCGGCTCCAGCGCCGGTGGCGTGACAAGAAACATTGTCATGGACTTCCCTCTAAATGATAACTTTCAAATCAGATAGTTAAACACGAACTCCACATGGAGCTTCCCTTGCTTTGGAGCGGGAAACTACCTGCCAAAACCGGCAGGGTAGCCCGGTAATCCACTGCAAAAACTGACAGCTTCCGGCTGTCCGTTCCGTCAGGCGGAGAATTTCAGGAGCTTGATGGCTTCAAAGTCCTGCACGCCGCCGCCGACGCGCTTGGTCGTGTAGAAGAGCACATAGGGCTTGGCGGAATAAGGATCGCGCAGCACACGCACGCCAATGCGATCCACCACCAGATAGCCGCGTCCGAAATCGCCGAAGGCGATGGCCGGGCTGTCGGCTGCGATGTCGGGCATATGTTCGGCCTCGACCAGACCGAAGCCCATCAGTGACGCCTTTTCGCCGACAGCAGATGGCGGTTGCCAGAGATAGTTCCCGTCCTTGTCCTTGAGCTTGCGCAACACGCTCTGCGTCTTGCGGTTCATGACGAAGTTCGCATTCTGGCGGTAACCGGCACGCAGGCCATAGATAAGCTCGATCAGCTTGTCGGACGGGTCTTCATCCGGCAGAGCGCCCGCAACCCCGGTCGCGATATGGCCGATCTTGCCCCAGGCCCAGGCATCATCGGCCACGCTGTCATAGTTCAGGAAACCGCGCGGCTTGTTGACGCCATCGCCGTTAACGAAGGCCGCGCCTTCCTGCTCGGCAAAGGCTGCTTCCACTTCCTCGGCAATCCACTGTTCGACATTGATCGCCGCATCGTCGAGAAGCGAGGACGTCGCCGCCGGCATGGCGTAGATTTCCATGGTCGGGAACTGCAATTCGGCCAGCTTTGCCGAAGCGGTCTGCGGACGCGCATCGGTTTCGCCGACCCAGCCGGTGGCCGGGCCGCTGACCGAGAACGGCTTTTTCAGAACCGCACCGGAAACCTGGCGCACGCTGGAAATGCCGCGGACCGGCGACAGGACGGCGAGCCTGCGTCCGATCTCCGCTTCCAGTTCCGCTGGCACCAGATAGCCGCCATCCGGCCCGGATGCATAGGAATGCGCCTTCTGCTCGATCCCGCGCAGCGCCTGCTCGTCGCCGCGGCGCACATAACCGTCAAAAGCCTGCTTGTGCTCGACATTGACCAGCGGTGCCGCGCCACCCAGCGGCGGACGCGCCTGCTTGAGAACATACTGGTCAAGCGCCGCCTTCTGCTCGTCCAGCGCGCGGTTGATGCGGTCAACCTTGTCGCGCAAAAGCACATCGGCATCGATCCCCTTTTCCACCTTCTTCAGCCGTTCGTCATTGGCTTCGCGAAAGGCCGAGAAAGCCGTCATGAACTCATCGAAAGCCTCGGGTACATCACCATCATTATGGCCAAGCGCCTTCGTTTCCACGCTCTTGGTTTCGAGCGGGATGGTCTGGTTTTCTTCCATTTAGGTCCTGTGATTTTCGTTGTTTCAGATCATTCTAGAGCATTTCAAGTTTTGGTCGAACCATTGAAAATGCTCTATCTATTTGTTTTTACGTATGTCTTTATCCCGAAACCGTTTTCCACTTTCGGGAGACATGCTCTTGCAGCCTCACGCATACGCTGCGCGAGGCTTGTTTCCTGATGCGACAGGCGAGCGTCCCGCCCCTGCCCTTCACCGGCGAGCGCCGCAAAGCCCTTGGCTATGACGGTTTTCGCCGCCGTCCGGCTCAGCCCCGCATCCCGCGTGAGCCAGCGTTCAAATTCACGGATCGTCGGCAGTCCTGCCTTGACGCTGCTGACGCGGGCCTGCGGCAGCATCGGAAAGGTGACGACCGAGATTTCCCAAAGATCGGCTTCGATGATGTGACGCAATCCGGTGCGCGCATCCTTGCGCGCCTTGACGGTGCGAAAGCCGATGGACAAGCCGTCCAGCCCGCCGCCGCGCATCAGTTCCAGCGCATCGCGCGCCCGCGCCACCCCCTTGGCCAGCCTGCCCTCGACGTAAAGGCCGCGCGCATCCTCGCGGATCGCGGTCCAGACGCCAATCGGCTCGGCCGCATCGTGCTGCCAGAGCATCCGCACGCCCGACACGCCGCCCTTGGCAAGCGAACGGGTAAAAGCGCCCCGTTCGATCACGTCATTGCCAAGATCGGGCAGGCCGAAGATGCTTGCATAGCCGGAAAAGCTGCCGTCCAGCTCCACATCCTCGATGGCAAGCGCGGCTTGTTTCGTTTCCAGCCGCATATCATGCATCGCCATTCTGTCCCCTTTCCTCCGGCAGAATGCCCGGTATCGGAGCCTGTTTCAGCCGCTCGGAAAAGCGCTTGAAGATGCCGAGCGCCGACCAGGCGGCAAGGCTTGCAGCAGCCGAACCCATCAGCATCAGCTCGGCCCGTCCGAGCAATCCGCCGAGAGCCAGGGTTTCGGAAATCTTGACCCCTGCCGCACCGCCGAAAACCATGCCGCAGATGATGCCGACCGCGAAACGGATCGCCGCTTCGCGCTTTCCGTGCGGCAGCATATAGGCGAGCGAGACGGCGGAGCCTGCCACCGCGCCCGCCACCTTGGCGAACCAGATCCAGGCCGCTTCCGAAGCGAATACTGCGTCGTTGAGGTTGCTCATGACAGTCTCCCTGCTGAATGCGGCTGATAGCCCACCGCATCCCGTTTTTCGTCGTCGGTGAGAAACGATGCCTCGGAAATGCGCCGCCACAGCGATTCCCGCTCGGATGACAGCCCTTCCACGCGGTCGATATCGTGCTCAAGCCGCAGATCGTCGCCGAAATGCGGGCCGAGCCAGCCGGAGAACGCCTTGGCCGTGCGCCCAATCAGCGGCAATACTGTCAGCCGGTAGAAGGCGCGGTTGGCCTCCGCATAATTGGCATAGGTATTATCGCCCGGAATACCGAGCAGCATCGGCGGCACACCGAAGGCGAGCGCGATGTCGCGGGCGGCTCCGTTCTTTGCTTCGATGAAATCCATGTCCTGCGGGCTGTAGCCCATCGCCTTCCAGTCCAGACCGCCTTCCAGAAGCAGCGGACGGCCCGCGCCGGATGCACCGGTATAGCCTTCCTCCAGCTCTTCCTTGAGCCGCGCGAACTGCTCCTCCGTCAGATTGCCTCCATCCTTCGGCGCATAGACCAGCGCGCCGGAAGGCCGTGCCGAATTGTCGAGAAGCGCCTTGTTCCACGCGCCAGCCGCATTGTGGAGATCGAGCGCCATCAGGGCCGCTTCCAGCGGCGGAAACCCGTAATGATCGTCCAGCGGATGAAACAGCTTGAGCTGCAAGGCAGCCGCGCCGTCACTTCCAAGCGAAAGCCGTCTCGCCGCCTTGCCGGAGCGATAGACCAGCGCCTGCGGCCAGCCATCCGCATCCGTTTCGACGCTGACCCGTTCCGGGCGCAAAAGATGCAGTTCCATGCGGCCGCTCGGCAGATCAAGACGTTCGACATAGGCATTGCCGGAAATTAGAAGATGCCCGTATAGCCGCTCGAAAAAAGTCGTTCCATCCAAGCCGCATTGAGGGCGGGCAACAAGCTCAAGCAGCGGATGCGTTTCATGTTCGGTCGCGCCTTCATAAAGCAGCCACGGCACATTGCTTGCCGCTTCCGCAATCATGCGCACGCAGCGATGGGCGACCGGATTGCGCATGAAGCCCTCACGCGCCAGCGAGGTATAATCCCGCGCAATCCACGATGCGCCGTGATCCATATGCAGCGCGACAAATCCGTTCGCCATTTTCGTCTGACGCGGTGCATCGGACTTCATGGCTGATACGGGCGTGCTTCGTCGCCCCGGCCATTTTCGGACCCAGTTCCATGCCATTTGATGGCTTCTCCAACTTTAAAATAAATCAGCCAAACCGGCGTATACGCGGTTTCCGCTCGGGACCGAGCATCAGTTCGCTGAGCGCCCAGACCAGTGCATCGAGCCTGTCCGGCGATCGTCCGCTGGACAGGCCGCCCGGTGCAAAGTCGCACATTTCATCCTCCAGCGCCGGGAACCGCCCGGCATGGCGGATGCGGCCCTGCTCGTAGAGCGCTGCCACCGGCTCCGCCCGCAGAAACTTGCCCCGCGAGGCGTGGCGTTTGAGCACCGGCACGCTTGCATCTTCCGCCGCCACCATCTCGCCGCCCTGATTGACCTCCGCAACAATCGCATCGGCCTGATGCGCGTGGAAAAGCGCAATGGCCTTCCGCGCCCATTGGTGCGGCTTGGCGGCGTTCATGCTGGCATCGGCAAGCACATGGCCGTTTCCTTCATTGTCGAGACCGGCAACGACAATGCCGCAGGCATCCGACGCCTTGCCCGACGAGGCAGGCGGGTCGATCGCCACGACGATACGAGCCAGTTCCGGGGCTCTCGCCTCGAAACAACGCTCAATCAGGTCACGCGACCACAGGGCATCGGCGCGTTCCTCGATCAGTTCGCCGTCGAGTTCCTGCCGTCCCAAACGCGTCCCGCCATAGCGGTCGTTGATCGCCTGCATGAAGCCTTGCGCCAGATTGTCGGCGTTTTCTTCCGTCCGCATATGGGTCATCGAAACCGAACCATCACAGACCAGGGCTTTCAGGAGCGGAACCGCGCGCGGGGTCGTGGTCACGACTTGTCTCGGAAAAGCGCCAAGACGCAGGCCGAATTGCAGCATGTCCCAGGTTTCCTGCGGGTTTTTCCATTTCGCCAGTTCGTCGCACCATGCAGCATCGAACTGGGGACCGCGCAGGCTGTCGGGGTCTTCGGAAGAATAAAGCGACGCCACCGCACCGTTCTCCCATAAAAGCCTGCGGCGTGTCGCTTCATAGCGTGGACGCGCCAGCCGCGACACCGCCAGAATGCCGGACGGGCCGTCCACCATCACCTCGCGTGCATCGCTCAGGGTTTCGCCCACCAGCGCGATATGCCCGCAGGCTAGCTTGGCAAAGGGCGGCAGTCCCAGCGCCATGCCGGACGCCCATTCCGCCCCTGCCCGCGTCTTGCCGGAGCCGCGACCGCCCATGATAAGCCATGTGCGCCATTCGCCATAAGGCGGCAACTGGGCGTCACGCGCCTGAAACAGCCACTCCGCCTCGGCTGCTTCCATTTGCTGCGGCGTCAGGCCTGCCGTCCA